TGATGCTGGCACAAAGAAAGAGTTCTTTGATAACATTAAGTTGCAACAGGAGTTTGCACGATGAAACTAAGGTACTCAGAAGCGTTTTATAGCGTACAAGGCGAAGGTAAGTTTGTAGGAGTACCTAGTGTATTCCTGCGTACTTTCGGTTGTAACTTTCGTTGCATGAACTTTGGTCTTGACAAAGATGAACCTAGTCGTGCAGAAAAACAAAAGCAAGGTATTATTCGCAATCAAGAAGTGCAAGACTTACTTGACGATGGTATTATTGCTAAGACTGAAAAATTTAATGATTTACCGATTATCCATACTGGTTGTGATACTTATGCAAGTATCTATCCAGAGTTTAAACACTTTAACAAACAAGCAACTGTTGACGAAGTAGTTGAACATTTGCTTTCGCTCACTCCAAATGGCAAGTGGGTACAAGATAATGGACAAGACGTACATCTAATTATGACAGGCGGTGAACCGTTGTTAGCGTGGCAACGACTTTACGTAGAACTGTTTGAACACCCACGTATGCAGGATTTAAAAAATGTCACTTTTGAAACGAATACTTCACAAATGCTCCATAAAGAGCTCTTTAACTATCTTAACGACCAAGATCGAATTAAAATCACTTGGAGTTGTTCCCCAAAACTTAGCGTTAGTGGAGAATCTTGGGAAGATGCTATTAAGCCTGAAGTGGCTTTTAATTATCAGTCTGTTTGTGATAGTGACATTTATTTCAAGTTTGTTGTCGCTACTCAAGACGATTTTGCAGAAGTTGAAAAAGCTGTGGACTCTTATAGAAGTGCCGGGGTACAATGTCCGGTATACCTTATGCCTTTGGGCGGACGCAGTGAAGAATATGTTCTCAACGTTAAGCAAGTTGCCGAAGCGTGTATGGAAAAAGGATGGCGATTTACCCCTAGACTACACATCAGCTTATTCGGAAATGCCTGGGGCACCTAATTACATTAATGATAAACATAAAACAGCAATGAAGGCGCCTACAAAAAACTTAGATGACGAACTACGGAGAAAAGGATTAATATGATGAAAAAAGATAAAAAGAAAGAAAATTGGTTTGCAACCTTTGTAAACAATACGTTTGGTAATAAACCTGCGTTTAAGATTCCAGATCCTACACCAGAAGAAGATAGACGTGCAGCTCTTGAATTAGAAAAAGAACAAGCTACTAAAGCAAATAAGGCTTGGGTAGCAGTACTCGACACTCAAGTTAATCCTGATAATATTAAGAACGGATTCTTTGAGCTCGATTGGAATAACCAATTTATTGAAGAACTACTTGATGCAGGCTACACAGGTGAAACTAACGAAGCTATTGTTGATTCTTGGTTTAAGAGTATTGTTGTACAGATGCTTGAGGATGAGGGCGAAGAAACTGAAAGAGATATGGGACATATTAAAATTGTTCCAATTGATAAGAATAAGTCAGAGGTATCCTAATGCAAATAGTTCGTTTAAAAAGTCAACAAGCAATAACACCTTATGCTCCACAATGGGACGCACCGCTTGCATTTATACAATGGGATCAGCCTGAAAAGGTCGATACTATAAGAGAATTTCTTTTATCCAAAGAAGAAGAAATTCTTAAACTACCCTTCCAAGGACAAGGACGAACAGGACTAGATGACACGGCTGTTACAACACGTTATGGTAGATATAATGTTTTTGACTTTGCAGACGAATGTCCTGAGTTAAACGATATGCTAGATTGGGTTAGAGAATCGTGGGCAAAATTTATTACTATGGATCAAACACAAGCATATAATTTGCGATATACTTGCTGGTATAATATTATACGTAAGGGTCAAACAATTGAGAATCATAGACATTGTGCTGGTGACGGGACTTATCTAAGTGCCAATATACATTTAGACGACTATAAAGATAGCGGAACAATATACGAACATATGGAAATGGGCATGAAACTAGCTAACGTTAAAGGCGGGCTTACATTCTTTCCAGGATATGTAACACACGGTGTTCCTGAGTATACTGGTGATAATCCAAGAGTAAGTATGGCGTTTGACCTTTACGTATATCAGCCGCCATGGCAAGGCGTGCAAGATCATCTTAAACACAATCACTTTATCACTCCTGAAGAATATGCAAATATGTATGAAAAATTAAACTTGACAAGGACACATTAATGTGTTATAATAAACTATAATTTAATAAAGGATTGATCTTATGAGTACATATATTCTTGTAGACACTGCTAATACTTTCTTTCGTGCAAGGCACGTAGTACGTGGTGACTTAGATACTAAAGTGGGCATGGCATTACACATTACTCTTAACAGTATTAGAAAAGCTTGGAATGACTTTGATGCAGATCATGTTGTGTTTTGTTTAGAAGGTCGTAGCTGGCGTAAAGACTTTTACGAGCCTTACAAACGTAATAGGCAAGTTGCACGTGATAAAATGACTGTAACTGAAAGTGAAGAAGATACAGCCTTTTGGGAGATCTTTGACGAGTTTAAGAACTTTGTTACAGACAAGACTAACTGTACTGTTATGCGGCATTCGCAACTAGAAGCAGATGATCTTATTGCAGGTTGGGTACAAGCACACCCTAATGATAATCATGTTATTATTAGTACTGACGGTGACTTTGCACAATTAGTTGCTCCTAACTGTTCGCAGTACAATGGCGTTGCTAATGTAACTATTAAGCATACAGGTTACTTTAACGATGACGGTAGTGAAGTTATTGATAAGAAAACTAAAGAGGCTAAGCCTGCACCGCTACCCGACTTTATGTTGTTTGAAAAGTGTATGCGTGGTGACACAAGTGATAACGTGTTTAGTGCTTACCCTGGTGTGCGTAAGAAAGGCACTAAGAATAAAGTAGGGCTTATTGAAGCATACGCTGATAAGACTACAAAAGGCTACAACTGGAATAACATGATGCTACAGCGTTGGACTGATCATGAAGGTGTAGAACATCGTGTACTAGAAGACTATCAACGTAATGTTGTACTGTGTGACTTAACTGCACAGCCCGGTAACATTAGAAGTATTATTAATGATGTTATTGAAGATAACATGCAGCCTAAAGAAATACAACAAGTAGGCATGCGTCTTATGAAATTCTGTGCTAAGTGGGATATGCAACGTATTGCAGATCAAGCACAGTCCTATGCAACCCCTTTACAAGCGAGGTACCCCGTATGACAGTAAAAGCAAGCACAGTCCTAAAAAATAAGTTTTGGATTGTAGAAGATAATGGTGAAAAGATTGGAACACTTAGTTACAACGATGACAGATATCTGTATTCGTGTAACGAAGAAACATGTTTCTTTGACAATCAAAAACAAGTTTTAAATAAGTTTGGCACTATCCAATGGGATAATGATATTCCTACAACGATAACAAATACAGATCAAGTTGTTCACGGATACCCAACTAGTGTTATTCCGTATAATACAATGTATGATGTAAAGCAAAAGCTTCCGCTATTTACAAAATCGCCTAAATCAAATAGCTTATACTGTGCAGGATATTACATTATTCACTTTGACAAAGGTTGGGTTAAAAGTTTTTGTCCTAAGATGGTTACTATAGAGCGGTACGAAACTAAAGGCCCTTTCAAAACTGATATTGAGATGCGTCAGGAGTTATCACTTGCAAACCGTTGATCCTATAAACACAATACCTTTGCAGATATTCATTCAACAAGTTAAGAGTGCTCAAGCTAGCCAAGCACGAGAAGTAAAGTTAGATATTGCAACAGCAAATAATCTAGCATTTACACTTGGTATAGTTATGAGTAGACTAACTGAAGATCTTGAAAAAATATTAGTAAAGAGTAAAGATGTAAAAGATGATGAAGTTATCCAAGTAACTATGGACGGCGGAACAGGTTGGAAGTAAACTGAGTAGTTAACATAAAAAAGATAAATATATGCGTAGTTAATTAAAAGGAATCACGCATATGAGTAGGCCAAAACCTAAAGTTATACTTGAGCATATAAACAATGACAATTATAAATCGGATCAAGTATTACAAGCAGAAGCTATTTGGGCAGTATTTTATCAAAAACAACCATTCAACTTAAAAAGTGCAAATATGCTTACCAACTACCCTGGTCCTAAGTATAAGAAAGTATCATTTTCTAATCCTGGACATGCACATAACTTAGCAAAGAAACTAAACGATATGTTCACTAGTGATGAGTTTGCTGTAGTTAAACTTACAACTGGGGAAGTAGTAACAGAAGAATGAACTGGAAAGAAGCATATACTAAAATCTTTTTAAAAGAACAGGGTAAAAGTGCTAACGAAATTTCAGTTAAAGAATATATGCCACTATGGTGGAAGAACACTAGGAATAAAGGTGACAGCGGGTTACGCTTAACAGATTTAGGATTTGATGTTATTAACGAAATTGACTTAACTACATACGATATTCCTTATCCAAAAGATACTCCTCTTACTACCCAAGTTATTATATTTTTAGATCAATTTATCGACTGTCCGTATTATATTACTACAAGATCAATTATAGTAACAAACGAAAAAAAGGCAGTCGAACTTAGTCTCTTTTCAGGAGACTTACGAAAATACGGACTAACAAAAGCAATGACAAGATCAAAAGAGAAAGGTTAAGAATGTGGTTTCAAGGACAAGTAGGTCTTCCTGACTATATAGTAAACGAATATAAGGCTCCAAAATACGAAAGGCATCCAGCATATGCAGATGATATAACTGAATGGAAGCGCCAAGGTTATACACATGATAGCTATACTGGCGCAATGCATGTAGTTAAAGATAATCATGATTGGCTTAATACAATTGCTAAAACTATTGGATTATCAAATTGTGGGTTTACATTTTATAGAATGTCTACAGGTGATATAATGCCAAGACATGCTGATCACTTTGATACCTATCAAAAAATATTTAATGTAGATAAGTCTAAAGTATGGAGAGCAGTAGTTGTTCTACAAGACTGGGAGCCTGGACATTATTTTGATATTGAACACCGAGCTATAGTAAACTATAAGCGTGGAGAGTACGTATTGTTTGATGCACATTGCAAACATTCTGCTGCTAATATAGGTCTTAACGACCGTTATACATTGCAAATTACTGGACAACTACCAAGCCTAGAGGAATTATAATGCCAACACACGGATGGTTTCCTACTCCTGTTTATGTTGATCAGCTAGAAGGTATTGAATATGATGAAGTTCAACAAGAACTATTTTCAGCATATGAAAAACTAGAGTTTGGTCAAAATCCTAACTGGAGTAGTGATACTCACGAGTTAAATAAAGATGCTTTTGCAGAAGATCATCTTACAAATTTAGGGTGTACTAAATTCTTAGCAGTATTAGATAAACATTTAAATCTTTATTTAGATCAAATAGACTGTACATTTTCCAGAAAGTATCATATTAGACAAAGTTGGTTTACAAAAACTAAACCTGGCAAATATGCTCATAGGCACGATCACGGATCGGATGATATTTCAGGCGTGTACTATTTAGAAACAAATGAGAGAGATGGTAATTTACTATTACAAACACCGCATCAACCGTTGCAATCAAATTGGGTGTATGCTTGTATTAATAAAGATATGGCATTTCCATTGGGCAAGGGTATAATAGGACTTTGGCCTAGTAACGTTGTACACGGAACTGAAACTAATAAAACTAACGATGATAGAATCAGTATTAGCTTTAATATAATATACGAGAGATAAAATGTATTACCAGTATATTGAACAAGATTTTGCAACAGATATATGTGAAAAAATAAAAGACACTCCACTTGATCAATTTATAATTAGAAACCCTGCTTGGCGAAGGCTTAGTCATAGTAGTACTATTAAAGAAATGGAAGTTATAGTAGGTATTCGAGATGCTAAAGAATTAATGAAGCGTAAACTATTAATGCTTCGTAAGTTTCCAGATGCTACTAGACTAGAATTTAGTCAATACAGTTTGCCAGATGATTTAGCAGATGAACTAATAGATAGCTTACCTAAGTTTTTAAAAGAACTTGGTAGAGACGAAATGGTGCCTATTTTGCAAATTAGCACCGGCGGCACTATGTTGTATCCGCACAAAGGACACTATCGCAAAGCTAGTATATTTAAACTACTAAGAGGCG